ATATTGCATTTTTTTGTAAATTACAATATTTTATCATTTGTATTACCAAATATCGTAAAATAACGATTCATGAAATATATGTATATTGTATAGATGGAGGTAATAGAGGCAGAATACAAAAGTAAAAACCACGAAAAATTAATATGTTTGACCAATTTGAAACAAATAGTTGTCAACAGTAGAGCCCTTTTAGAAGGAAATTGTTTTTATCATCATAAAACACTGAATAGCTATCCAGACCTGTATACTAAACAATTAAACTTATTTTGGTGTGGAAAAGAGGCAGCAGAAAATATTTGTGAAATCGGGTTCAATGCAGGTCACTCATCTATGTTGATGCTGTTAGGCAGAAACGAGAAACCAGTTAATTTCACTATTTTTGATATTGGTCATCATCCATATACAAAACCCTGTTTTGAATACATACAAACAAAATTCCAGTTTGCAAATTTTGAATATGTCGAAGGAGATTCAACCGTTATCATGCCAACCTGGATAGAAAATCATAAAGAAAGAATGCATACCTACGATGTTGTTCATATTGACGGTGGGCACAGTGAACATTGTATTCAAAATGACATGAAAAATACGGATTTACTAGTCAAAAAAGATGGAATAGTTATTGTAGATGACACAAATAATACAACCATAAATAGTTATGTAGACACCTATATATCAAGTGGGAATTATGTCGAAGTGAATCTATTCCCTACATCTGGATATCCACACAGAATCATCAAAAAAATACAGTAAACATATTACACACATAATTGTAATATATTTTGTTAGTACATTGTTTATCGTGACAAACTAGCTATAACGGACACATAGTTATCATTTAATTCAAATCTGCAGCCAATCACTGAAACAGTCAACTTATCACCTTCTTTGATAGTAGAGAAATTTTTCTGGGTAAAATGATGGTCACGTGCAATAAATACGGTTACTGGAACAGTTCCGTCCTCATCAATTACTTCTGCATGCACACCCGCCTTTGTAATTGTTTTAGCAACACATTCCATCTTCATACCCTCAACCGGATAACATATCATGCATTCATATACGGTTTGAAATTCAACATTTGCATTCAAAATATTGCCGGATGAATAGGTCATTACTTTAACCGAGCCTGGCTTGATGAAACCTTCTGAAATGCATCTACCTTCAGTTCGTTTTTGAATCATTTTTTCTAAATTTTGTTTTACATTGTTTCCTACCTCATTAATAGAAAGTATAACTTTCATATTAAGTATAGCAGGAGCATATACACCAAAAACTTTCTTTTCTTGTTTATTTTCCATCTTATAATAATAACATATATTAACTTTATGTCATTATTAATCAATTTTTGTTATCTAAACATCGCACAGTTACAATCTGACAACATTTGTAACTAATGCGCGGGTAATATCTAAGAACCAAACTTTTTCCTCAGTAGCTTCATTATAATAACGCATAATGCACTCCAATAAAACACACAATCCTGGTTTCAATATAGAATCGAAATCTTTACTTTTGTATTCAGGCCAGTCTTTGTTTTGATAAGGGTTGTCATTAATGATGGGCATAAAACGTTGTAAAATATCTATTTTTCCCAGTTTATCGCAAATAGTGCCGAGATTATTTTTATCGCCACTAGATGTTTTCAATTTAAACATGATATCGGATTTGAAAGGATACATAAATCCAAATATGGAATTAATTTTCGATTGAGGAACTGTGAATTGTTGTTGTTTTTGTGTTTCAAAGCGAATCGAGTCAGTAGGTTGAGCTAAATGCAAACGTCTGTTTTCTTCATTCCATATGTACAGTACAGTTTTGGACGCATCCGGTATTACAAACGCTGTTTTATCGGTTACTTCCATTTTCAATTTATTGTAATACAATTTTACATTTTGAATAATATTGAGTTCAAACTCATCTTTATTTTGTTGTTTCAGACTGTCTTCATACTTAGTATCATAATACATTTGTTCAATAAATAGTATATGAGAAGCAGCGTCAATAGTATCTAAGTAATGGTGAACAAATATCTTATATAATGTATTTTCAGGAATAGAATATTTTTGTTTGAGAACATCATATACAATTCCCGCGTTTTTGTACCAGTCGAGAGGTTTGATAATATTATTTTCTGTTTTGGTATCCTCACGAATATTTTCTCTTAATTGAGAAAGAGAGCGTTTGTTGATTTTACTTATATCTTTGAGTTTTGATTTGATTTGTTCTTGTATTTCATGCTCTTTCTTTAAATAATGTAGTTGGTCCGCTAATTGTTTGAATGCATTGTCAATAGTTTGTTCAATTGCGACATTATTATCAGATTTTTCTTGTTTTGTTGGTTTAGCTGCATCTATCACACGATGTTTTTCTACAGGTAATTCCATATTCAACTTTTCATATTTTACATCAATCGGTATATCTCTTTCATAAAGACTAGCCTGTTCATCAGTAATTTCAAAAGGTTGGAAAACATAATACACGTCTTTATTGATTAAATAACCATAACGTCCATATTTGTCAACAATGTGTTCGCTTTTATTTTCTACAATATTGGATAAAGCATAATCAATATGTTCAATCGGATAATGTCTTTGCATGGTGATATTTTCAATGAGCGAATCTCTATCGTAAAAGGTTTGCTCTCTGAATAGTTCTCTTATGCGTTTAACTATAGTGGAAAAGTTCATCTTTGCAAATTGTTCATTGTAAGTATGTTTGTATAAATCTTTTTCTTCTATTTGTGCATTGGGATTGCATACATAGTTGCATGTATCCATATAATCACAAATCTCTGTAAATGGCTTATCCCCAACTTCATATTCAATCGTTTTATTTTCCAGTGAAGAAGACAAAGAAAGTTGTATTTTTTGTCCAGCAGATTGTTGAGTAAGTGACTCCAGAGAAAAGTTGGTTTGTGCAATATTCAAAATACAATCGACTGCGGATTCTTTCAACAAACGAGTAACGCGCCCGATTTGAAGTGCTTTGTTCTCTGCATATCTGTAAATATACATATCAGCGGTTTCTTCTTCATTTTCGATTGTTTTTGTAGCATGTAAATAAATTTCGACATTTCTTTCCTCAAAAGGTAACGCACAATGACTCAGATTTCTAACTGTACGTCCAATAATTTGTTCTAAACGACTCGCGTTATACCAGGGTTCGAGAACATGTAGTTGACGTACATTTTTGAAATCCAAACCCTCAGCCGCGGCTTTTGTTATAAGAATCACTTTTACGTTTTCACCATATTTATTATTTGTATGGGTAACTGTCTTTAAATCAGCAGAGTTGTTTGGTGAAAAGAATTTGTCACCTGTAATCATTACATATTTTGCAGGTTTGAATGCTCTATCTGTGGCAATATATTCAGACTTAGATTGCATAGTCATGCTATCAATGGGTTCAGTAGGAGGACTAGTAAATAAGGGTTTTGTATAACTAGCAGTACCAAATCTGGAAAAGCCCATTTCTTCTAGTGCTAGTGCCATGGGTACAACGCCGCTATCAATGTATTGAGAGTAAATCATGACAATTCCTTTTGACTTTTTGATAATGTTGCAAATATTATTAATTTTGTCACTGTATTTTCCTAGGTGTTCACCAGAAAAGATTCTCCCATATTTTTCTACAACTTCTGGTTTATATTCAAAACTATGACGAAGCATATGAGGTGATTTTGTGACTTTGTAAGTCATAATGTTTGATAATCCGCGAGACCCCACCATGACCTCTATCAAAGAACCGTTTTCCTCCATATTGACATCGTCTTCTTCATTTACTTGGGGTGTTTCATCCCCTCCAGTAAATAAGCGGTCAGTGACAGAAGAAAGTTGTTCGGCGACCTGACTGCCAATTTGTTGAGGAGTAGGCATGGTAGATGGTTCTTCGCTCTCTTTCTCTTCGACAACCGGTTGATTTTCATCAAAATCGGTATTTGGGTATACAATATTTAAACATTGAATCGGATTAGTCAATAATGTATAACCAAACGATTCCATATTATCAAAAGTGGGCATATTACGTTCATTGCCCTGTAAAGTAGTAGTAAATACTTTTGTTCTCAAATGGTTCATAATGAATTTATAAACACGAGACTGATATTCGCCCATATTGTTTGTATACAAAGGTAAGTGTTCTAGCGGTTTTTCAATAGGTTTTTTATTCATTTGTAACGTGGGATAACTATTTGAACGAATCAGTTTGCTTTCATCAAATATATCGGGATAAATACGGTAAGGGAAAGTATATGGATTTTCGCCTCTTACATAGGAAATATACCCGGTAAGTTTTCGTTGTAACAGTTCTCGTCCTCCTTCCAAATCCCGACCATCTTTTGTTTTTCTAGGCTCCAAAAAGTTACCGTCTTTATCAAACACATCTTCTTCGCGAATGAGTGCTCGATTATCTATAGTATTTAATAGATTCGTCAACCAAATAATCTCGCGATAACTGTTGTACATAGGGGTGGCAGATAGTAATAAGAGACGCATATTTTCCGCATATTTACAAACATGCATAAGCATAGCCGATGTCTTTTTATTTTGTTTGCTACTTTGTACCGCTGAAATGTTATGTACTTCATCAATGATAATCAAACGATTATTGAATATTTCTCGGATATTATGTATTTCCTGTTTTATTGTTTCACTAGCGGACAACCCTAATTCATCGCTTACCATAGTTTTGCGTTTGATATAATTAGCAAATTCACCATATCCCATGAATCGATAATATTGTTTGATAACCTGTTTAATTTGAGAAATGACTTTGTCTTTGGGTATATTTTGTAATTGTAGGGGGTTTAATTCTTTCAATAATTCGTTGCCTACACATGTATTTAAATTCCATACGCCTCCCATTTGTTCTAATTTTCTATCATCAAATAGTTGTGTCATAAAGTTCGCCTGTACATTTGGAGAAGCAACAACAATGATACGATGTGTAGAACCAATATTTTTGATGTAACTGCGCATTTCTTCCGCAATACCTATGGCAGAGCAGGTTTTACCAGTTCCTAATCCATGGTATAATAACAACCCGTTATATGGTGTTTGCATAGACATGAAATTTTTGACAAATAATTGGTGTGGTAGGAGTTCAAATTTTACATTGCACATTTTCTCGGCTTGAGTTTTGACATCATGTATCGTGCCATCATATTGCGTGTCAAAGAATTCTTTTCGGTTGGCTATTTTGACATTGAAATTGGGGTCATCTAATTCCGGATACAAAAAGTCATATTTTGAGTTCTTTTTGAGAAAATCATGATGTAATTTTTCATTTTCATTGAGTGAGGCATTGTATTCTTTGCTATCAACATCTCCTGAAAGAACCTTCATATTGTTTTGTAATTCTAATAGTTTATTTTCTATGGGTTCTTCCTCGTCTTTTGATTCTTCAATGGATTCTTTCTCGTCTTTTGATTCTTCAATGGATTCTTTCTCGTCTTTTGATTCTTCAATGGAATCTTTCTCGTCTTTTGATTCTTCAACGGATTCTTTCTCGTCTTTTGATTCTTCAATGGATTCT